ACAGTTCATTAGCAATTTCAACTTCAGTTCGCATTGTTTTGTCCTTGGTTAGGGTTTGGGTTTGTCTACGGAGAAAGATGCTACACCCCCTTGTGACGGAATGCAAGGGGTGGCAAGATGTCACCATGGAAACACGAATTTTATCTCTTTCTGAGTGGCTGGAAGAGAATTGCTTGACACACGAAGAGTTTGCCGTTATGTGCGGCTGCACTCGTACTGCTGTCACCCGGTGGGCTTCCGGCTCCAGACTGCCTTCGCCCAGATGGCTGAAGGTAATTGAGCGCAAAACTAAAGGTCAAGTAGTGCTGCGCTATAACTCGTACATGAGCGAGGGCGAGCGGGTACGATTGGCTCTGCGCAAACAGGGCCTGACGCTATCTGCTGCGGCCAAAAAGATGCGTATTCATCGCAATACCTTGACACGGTTTATCCAAGGGCAGTCGGATACGCCGTCAAACATTGTTGAACGTATATACAAAGCAGTGGGGGCCACATGGCACAAGTAATTGATATGGTGATTCACGGGAAGCCGATGGGTAAAGGGCGTCCCAGATTCTCGCGACGCGGTAGCAAAGTTGTGACGTATACGCCGCGTGAGACTGAGATCTATGAGATGAATATCAAAGCACTGGCGCAAGTAGCAATGCTGGGCAAGGACATGTTTGAAGGTCCTGTCAAAGTTACTGTTACGGCGTACTTTGCTCACAAGAAGAAAACGGGGTGGCACATCTCTCGTCCTGACTTGGACAACATCGTCAAGGCGATTCTGGATGGGCTGAATGGCGTTGTCTTTAGCGACGACGCAGCGGTAGCACAACTCGTGGCCTCCAAGAAATACGGTGAGGAACGAGTCGAGGTTCAGGTAGAAAATGTCTGACAATTACATGGAGCAGTACGGTGCGAAGCTCATCGATGGGGGCTATCGCATCGTGCCAATTATGCCGGGGACCAAGCGCCCCGGTCGCTATGACAATGGTCGATGGGCGGATCTGGCGCGTTGGACCGAGATTCACTCGCAGCCTTTTCATGTCGATTTGTGGTCGAAGTGGCCCGGATGCGGCATCGGTATTCTGACCGGCGAGGTTGTTGCGATTGATATTGATGTGCTCGACCCTCAGGTGGCCGTCGAAGTCGGTAACGTCTTCCAGCAGAAGCTTGGCCAGACTGAGCTGATCCGCATCGGTAAAGCTCCGAAGGCGCTGTATCTGTACCGCACGCTGGAGCCGTTCACCAAGATCTCGCTGCACCCGATTGAGGTGCTTGGGCTTGGTCAGCAGTTCGTTGCCTACTCCATACACCCGGAAACCAGCAAGCCTTACGAGTGGCCGCTAGAAGCGCCGCACGAGGTGCCATTAGAGCAGCTCCCGCTCGTGACCCGTGAGCAGGTGCTGGAGGCGGCTGAAGAGGCTTATAAGGCATTACCGCCGCCCCTGCGCAAGAGAACCCTTGGCCCCAAAGGGCAGATCGTGGTGCCCGATAAGGATGCGAAGTCGTCTTACGATGGCCTCGTTGGGACCTATGCTGCCGTCGAGGATGCTCTGCGGTACGTGCCGAATCCGGACCTCGCGTGGGATGACTGGAACCGCATCGGCATGGCGATCTACTGCGCTACCGAAGCCAAGGGGTTTCACATCTTCGACCAGTGGTCGCAGGCTTCTGGCAAGTACAACACCATCGAAACCCGGCAGCGTTGGGATCACTACAGCAAGTCTCCGCCGACGAAGATCGGCGCTGGTTCGCTGTACTTCCACGCGCAGCAGAATGGCTGGGTACCGCCTCCGTCGCTCAGCCTGAACCCACAGAAGGCTCGCGCCATTGAGGTGGACCTGAGTTCGCTCAAAGAGGTTAAGAAGTCTTACCCCAAGAGCACTCGCGAGAACTTCCCGCACCAGTGGTTCCAGAGTCCGTCTTTGATTGGCCGCGTGACTCGCTGGATTAACTCCACTGCGCAGCAGCCCCAGCCGACCTTTGCGCTGATGAATACGCTGTGCATGTTTGGCGCTCTCTTCGGGCGTCGGTACGCGATGTCGCAGCTCAACACTCGCTGCAATCTGTTTTCAATTGCCGTCGCCAAGCCCGGTGCCGGTAAGGATCACAGCCGGCAGCGCGTCAAGGAGCTGCTCATCAAAGCGGGCCTGAATCAGTTCATCTGCGGTGACCGATTCAGCTCGGGCGTGGCGATCCTGCGCACGCTGTTTGATTACCCCTCGCGCATTAGTCACCTCGACGAGATGGGTCTGTACCTGCAAAGCATGACCGCCAAGAACGCGGCAGGGCACCAGCGCGACATCATCAAGACTCTGCTCGAAGTCTACTCCAGCAGCAGCGGCACCTATCACGGTCAGGAGTACGCAGACTCTCGCGACCGGCAGCGTTACGACATCTTGCAGCCGAACTTCAACTTCTTTGGCACCACCACACCGAGGACGCTAATCCCGGCGCTGAACTTCGACATGGTCGATAACGGCACGCTCTCGCGCATCTTGCTGGTGCCGCCGTTCGAGGACTATCCCAGCTCGCAGATCCCAGAGAGTCATCCGCCGCCGGAGGACATCGTCAAGGACATGCTGGATTCCATGTCCGTCATTCCGCATGGCGCTGGGAACCTAAGCAACATCCAGTCGATTCCGAATGCTGCTGTAGTGCCCATCGTCGTTGACTGGGAGGGCGTGGCCTTTGAGCGGTACTCCGAGATCAAGGAGTGGCAGCTCCAACAGTCTCGCGGCAACGATGCGCTGTGGGTGCGTTTCTCTGAGATGGTCATCAAGATCGGAATGATCGAAGCCATCGCTCGTGACCCTTGCGCTCCAGTGCTTACTGGCGAGATCTTCGAGATGTCGTATGAGCTGACGAAGTGGTCGTTCTACTACACCGCTGACCTGCTCTATCGCGAGGTTGCCGAGAACGATATCGAAGCGGCGCACAAGAAGGTTCTGAACCTGATTCGCAACTCGGGCGCTGAAGGGATGAGCGGCACCCAGCTTGCGAAGTCCTGCCAAGGAATGAAGGCTCGCGACCGTAACGAGATTCTCCAGACCCTCGTGGAGTCGGGCGACATCTTGGAAGAGGTCGTTAAGAACCCCGGTGCCGGTCGAGAGCGGCGGATCTACAGAACGAGGTACAGGTAAAAAAATGCCCCGGCGGAGCTAAGCTTCGACACCGGGGCCAACTCTCTAGGAGATAGCACGAGCCGATGTTATCCCCTAGGGTCCTTGCCTGCAAGCCAGTTGATGTACCACAGGGCCTTCTTGGCCTCCTGCTCGGGGGCATCCTTCTGCCCCAGTCTCCACAGATACGCCATGGCGCTGCCCTTGCAGTAGCCCCGGAACTCCTCGGGAGTCAGGGCTGCTCGCAGGGCGTCAATGCATTCAATCTCGCCGCTCTTATAGTGACTTGGATTTACTGGATCGCTCACCCTTGACTCCCTTCTTCTTGGCCTTTCGCTTGGCGTGGCTGAGCTTTGCCATTCGCTGGTAGTGCTCGCGAGATCTTCGCTTCTGATCTCCTGAACCAGCGCTTCCACCTCGGCTTCCGATAGTCGCCAAGTATTCTCTGACTGCATTTTTAACCTCGGGCATTTCTCAGTAACTCCAGTTCATTCTTCAAAGTTTTAATTTCTAGCGCCAATACGCCAGCCTCAAAGTGAAGCCCTGCTTGCCTGATGACAGCAAGTGCCTGCTCAATCTTGACGCCTTGCGAATACTTCCACGGCATCTTTTCCATCTCAGACTTCCACGCGCCCGGAGGCGATACGTTGTCAACGGTCATAATTCGCTCCTGACTTTTTCGATGACGTTATCCCAAGGCGCAATCATGTTGTCCCTCGGGTAAATCTTCACGCTCGGATACCAAAGGCTCTGATCGCCGTCTTTGTTACCCCAGTACCAGAGCTTGTTGGCATCCATCAATTTGACAGGCGTGCCGATGGCTCCGGCGATATGCACCGTGCTACTACTAATGGCAACGAGTAGATCACAAGCCGCACACGCAGCCGCTAGACCTTCGATGTCCTTCAGCAGATCCACACTTGTCGTAACGATGTTCGTGCCGTAAGCCTCGTTGAACTTCTCGACCGCTACCTTCGAGGAACCGTATTGCAGGTTCAGGAACTTGTAGCCGGGCAGCTTCAGGATCGGCAGGAGCTGCTCAAGGTTCACGCTCTTATGCGGCCCGATCTTGATGGCGCTGCTAACCCATGAAACTCCGATGACCTTATCGTTGCCAGTGAAGCCAGCCTCGTCGCAGATCGCTTTCACCCGTGCCGGATCAGGCTTCAAGTATTTACGCGCAGCATACTTGGCGATGTCATCGACCGACTCGACAAAGCACGAACCCAAGCTCGCAAACGGAATGTGTGCGTCGTAGGCGTCTGATCGGATCTTGTCGATGTGCGACATGAACTCAATGTCCGGCATCGAACGACTTAAGATGCTGATCAAGCGCGGATCAACCATCGCCGTGACCTTCTCGACTCGTTGCTTCAGCGCGGGCAGGAGCGAGCCGTAGATCACCTGATCACCGATGCCCTGTTCGCCCCACACCAGAACCGACTTGGCATCTGAGGCCGTCGTCCATTGGGGCTTTTGCGTCAGCAGCGGACGGCTCTTGAATCGGTCGCTACGCCAACGGGTGTCATACAGCGGCCAGCCTTCTTTGAACTCGCCCTGTTGCAGAAGCAGCAGCCCTAAAATCCACTGCGCGTTGGCATGGGTAGGGTCGAGCTTATTGGCTTCGCGAAAGTTCTCAAGCGCCTCCGGCCATCGACGCATCTCCCATTGCGACGCCCCTCGCTGAATGTAGGCCAGCAAGTAATCGGGCTTCAGCTTGAGAGCGCGGTCAAAGTCTTTGATGCCCTCGTCATACTTTTGCTGCTCAGCTTTGACGATGCCACGGTTAACAAGATCGTCAGCCGTTAGCTCGCCACGCTTCTCGGCAGCGTCGTAGTACTTCTCAGCTCCGGCGAAGTCACGCTGGATCTGAAGCAGTCGAGCCTTTGCTCGATAGGCCACGATGTCTTTCGGGTTGAGCGCAATGGCTACGTTGCAAAGGTCGAGCGCCTCGGCGTACTTACCCGCTTGAAAGGCAGTCTCAATCTTCTTGATTGCCTTCTGATGCTTAGTGTGATTACTCATAGTGTCGATGCCACCGCCATCCATTCCTTGCCGTACTCAACGTGAGTCCAGTCCTCAAACCAAGGGCCACCGCGAGTCATGTGCACGGCTATCGGATTCGGGCAGTCGTTCTTGGTGTACCAACCTTCTAGGTAGTTGTACGCAATCGGAAGATGCCCGATCACATCGTCGGTTAGCCACTCGAACCGGTGAAGATAACTCGGCGTAGCGATGTTCACAATCTCTGGCGTAAGACGCTTAACTTGTTCATGCTCGCAGTTGATGAGCATGAAGCTAGACCAGTTCTTACGGGGGTATGTGTGCTGAGGTTGGTTGTTCATTTTGACCGATTCGGTCGGCCTGTAGTCGTGCGGTACCACGAAGCACGCTTTTGCCCCGTCGGTGTAGTCAAGCAGTCCCGCGATGTCCCCCCGGAAAAGAAAATCGCAGTCGCAAAACAAGGCCCAGCCGGAATACCCCGCGAGGTGTGGAGTCAGAAACCGCGTGAGGCTGAACTCCGTAGACGCGAGCGCATCGACCCCACGCCAATAGATACCTTGCTCGCGCAGATCGTTCTGCTTTATGGGGGCGATGTCGAGCGGGATTGACGAGTGCAATTCAAGTGACTTCTTAGCCACCTGATACGCGATGTCCTCGCGACTATCCCAGCCGATAAAGACTTTAAGCATGAAGGAACGCCTCCTTACGGGCTGGTCCCTTGTAGTGCAGGATGCGGGGAACGTGTCCCCCAGTAGCACGCTCCGGTAAACAGGCATATTCGCTCTCCTCCATCTCGCCAACGAGGTGCGTGTACAGCATGTGCGAGTACACCTTCAGGGCTTCCTGATCTCCGTACCATGAGCGCAGGTTCTGATCCATGAACCCCATGAGAATCGTCATGCACTTCCAGGCGTGGTAGTTGCTCGTGACTGTGGCGCAGCCGAGATACGGATAGAGCGTACCGAGCGGGATGCCGTGATATTTCTTGAAAGCACCATCCCTTTGGGCTCCATTAAAGGTTGCTTCCCGATCGAACGATCGCCGGCAGAAGACAATCTCCTTGTCGCCTAGGATCTGGGCAGGGTTGACCGGCAGAATGAACAGCATATCCGTGTCGATGTACATGGCCGGTCGAGTCAGTCGCGCTTCGGCGAAAGCCCTCGTGCGCCAGTACATGATCTGCTCGTAGTTGCCGGTGCTGTACTTGTAGTCATCGACGCCTTCGACCTTCGGCGTAGCATCGTCGGTACACATGATGACTTCGGCGTCGGGCATAACTTGCTTGAGGCTCTTCACCATTTTCGTCGGGAACGTGACATCCGCCC